TTAGATGTCCTCGGATGAATTAACCACACGAGCCAATATCTGATAAATATATTCCGGCTGGCGGGTTTCCAAAGGATACTGTTGATCGCCGAACTGGAAAGCAATGCCATTCTGATAAGGAGTTACAGCTGACAATGCCGAAATCTTCTTATCGAAAGCTCCTTTGTTTGCTGAAAATACAACTCGCTTATTCGTAATAGAAAGAACTCCCTGTGTACGCTCCTGCACGTCACCACGGATTGGAGCTGCTTTTCTTGCCCCAAGATGTACCGACATACCTTTTGCAATACGGACACTTGTACCACGGCTTCCTCCGGAATATCCAACGACCACATTCTTTGTTTTAACAAAAGTAGCAGGTCCACAGTAATGACACACCTCTCCATTTGCAAGCATTACATTTGATGGCACAACTGGCAGCGGTGCGTCTGCGGAAATCTGCATTGGTCTGTTACCCTGGATGCGTTCTCCGTGTATTGCGGCCAGCAGGTACCGGATGCAGTCAACAAACCATCCGATACAAAACAATCCAAATGTGCATAGGTAAAGAATACCCATACCAATCTTCTTTTCTCTAAATTTATGAACCCCAAGCCATCCAAACAGGAGGCAGATAACAAAGTCGGTCCAAGCTGCAGTCCATACCATAATATTCCTCCAATCGTTCTGTTATTTTTTTTAAGCCCCTTTTCCTTCGGTACCACTCGAAGGAAACGATTTTTTTTCTTCGTCTGCGTATTTGCCATACTCACCAGCTGCAACTGCTGAGATACCTTCTACGCACAAAACACCTGCCTTTGCTAATAAATATTGCTGACTATCTTCGTCACAGCGGTTGAATTTTTGAAGGAGCGATTCTTCCTGTGAACTTATTCTCTTTCTACTTGAAATGTTCAAAAGATAGTCCGTCGAAACATTCAAAGCACCAGCGATTTTTATTAAGTCTTCAATAGATGGCATTTTGTTGCCATACAAATATGCGTCCTTTTCTTCTTTATGAAATCCTACTCTTTGAGCAAATTCATCCTCCGACATTTTTTGCTCTTCCATTAAATCTCGAATTCTCATTTTGAAATCAAGAACAAACTCTGGAGTATCCATTTTGAAGTTTGCGTAATCGATATTTGGAACTCCGTGGTCATACAATTGTGCGACTGACACTCCGAACAATTTGGAAAGTTCAGATAATGTTTCGCTATTTGGTTCAGAAACATTATTTTCCCAACTACTGATGGTTTGTTTTACAACACCGAGTTTCTTTCCTAATTCGCCCTGAGTAAGCCCAGCTTCTTTTCTGAGCTGCTTAATTATGTTGCCGTTTACAGCCATATAGCCAACCTCCTTGCGTGCTTATATTTTAGTCCAAAATCATTGGACTTTCAATGGCAAAACAGATAAGTCCAAAAAATATTGACAAAATCTATTGACAATCCAATATCAATGGACTATTATGTAAATGTCCATAGAAAATGGACTGAAAGGAGGATACAAAATTGGATACCAGCACAATCAATATTGCAGAAAGAGTAAAAGATGCTCGTAGGGATGCCAAATTAACACAGACCGAGCTCGGAAAGAGAATTGGGAAATCTAAACAGTGGGTATCCGAACTGGAGCGTGGAAATATTAAATTAAGTTTTGAGATGGCTGTAAGTATCTCCAACGCTTGCAATAAGACGACTGAATTTTTTTGCCATTAAAGTCCATAAATAATTGACTTTAATTTCATTATAAATCGTGGAGGTGAAAATCAAAATGGCAAACGTAACAGCTAAGACAAGCTCCAACATCTTTTACAAAGCCCGTTGCGAGGCGGCAACACACAATGAACAGTTGAGTAGTAGAGAGGGAGCTGCTGACTATATGTCAATTGACAGAGGACGGCTTTACAGAATAGAAAGTGGCATTGCTATTCCTTATCCAGAGGAAATCAGACTTATGGCAGATTTATATAATGCTCCGGAATTGGAAAATTACTTTTGCAGGACAATGTGTCCGTTGGGATGCGAAATGCCTAAAGTCGAGCTGGCAAATCTGGACAGGCTTACAGTCAGAACACTTTCTGTTTTCCGAAAAATTGGAAAAACAAAAGAAATGCTTCTCGATATCACAGCAGATGGAGTGATTGATGAAAGTGAAAAGCCGGAGCTTGATGAGGTAGTAAAAAACTTGGAAGAGGTAGAGGAAATTGCACAGAGCATGAGGCTTTGGATTAAGAAGAATATGTAAGAATGGGCTCGAATGGTCGGCAGCATCATTGGACCGAGTGAAAACGAGGAAAGTCTGGCGGTGCTATTGGCAGAGTAGAGCTTAATAATTTTTTATTTACAGTCTGCGGACATTTGACAGCAAGTGACAACAAATGTGTCCGTAATCCAATCCAATCCGAATCCAAATCCGAATCGGGAAACTAATACAATATTTGCTCGGAGCAACAAGCAGCTCCAAGCACGAGGAGGTGGCAAGTTGTATTTAGCAGAAAACTTAAAGTTTCTTCGGGAACAGAACGGAAAGACACAGGGGGAGCTGGCAGTTCTCTTTGGAATTGAACAAAAGACAATATCTTCGTGGGAATGTGGTAGCCGTAAACCACCAATCGGCACAATTGTTAGTTTGGCAAAACTTTACAGGGTATCACTTGATGATTTGGTTCTGACAGATATGAGACCACCGATACCTGTATATGCACTTAATCTTGCATATCTCCGTAAAAAGTACGGAATGACACAACAGGAACTGGTAGAAATCATTGGACTAAAAAATAAAAGCAGTATCTCTCTGATTGAAAACGGGAAATACGAACCTTCCATTGAAAATTTGGAGAAACTAGCAGATTTCTTTGGCGTAACTATGGACCAGATTGTCAAACAAGATTTATCGCAGGAGGTGAGCAAATGAACGCATTAGCAACAGCACCGGGTGTCATTGCTACACCGGGAAAGTATTATATCGGGGCAAAAGAAGTGATGGAATACCTTGATTGCAAGGAAAACAAGGCTTATGAGCTGATAAGGCAGCTTCGGGACGAATTGGTTAAAGCAGGCAAGCTTACACCGGCATACCCGATAGGAAAAGTCCCAAGAAAGTATTTTTTTGAGAGATGCATGATTGAAGAATAGGAGGTGCAAAATGGCATATTACAATGTTTGTCCAAAGTGCGGTTGCAATCTGGATCCGGGAGAGAAATGCGATTGTGAGAGCTTAAAGATAGAGCATCAGGAAACAAGCAGATTTTTTTACAGTCAGTTTTTAAGAGCGGATGATAGCAATGGTCAGATGTCATTTGTGTTTGACCATCCCCAAGGAGGTGCAATAGGAGCATGAGAAACAAATGTCTTTTGGGTTTAGGACTGGTATTCGTGATTTCGTTGACATCAATGGTTGCATTCGCTTTCAGCTTTACGGGAACTCCGGCAGACGAAGTGGATGAAACAGAAATGATTGTTAGAGCTGTGGTTTCTGAGGAAGCGGATGCAATGCCAACAACGGAACCAATCACAACAACCGGACAAGAGCAGGAAATGGTAAAAAAAGAGCAGTCCAAAATCGGCAGTATGGATTGGGATTCGGATGATGCGTATAGGCTTGCCAAGATTGCAATGGCTGAAGCTGAATCGGAGGACACCGAGGGAAAAGCCCTCGTGATGCTGGTTGTGCTGAATAGGGTTTGGGATGATGAATTTCCAGACACTATCGAGGAGGTTATCTTCCAGAAAGGGCAGTTTAGTCCGATCAGCAACGGAAGATATGACGAGGTAGAGCCGGACGAGGACTGTTACAGAGCATTGCAGCTTATTCAGACTGGTGGATGGGATGAAAGCCATGGAGCAACTTACTTTGAGAGCAAGAGCGATTCTACATGGCATAGTGAAAATCTGACTTTCCTGTTTAAGCATGGAAAACATTATTTTTACAAGGAGTGAGGACAAATGAGGAAGACACTGAAAAGAGATTTGATAGCGGCTATCTGGACGCTGCTTGTCACATACGCTATCGGGAAATGGGCTTTTCATCTTGCCTATATCGAGAGAGGATACAAGGCTGTCGGAGGTGAGTATTTATTAATCCCTGTGGTTTACTGGGGAGCATGGAAAGCAATTAACTATTTATTTGATTCATTGGAGGAATTGGAAAATGAAAGAAATTGTAGAAAAAAAAGAAGTAGAGGAACTGCTCGGATGCGAAATTACAGATGAACAGTTCGAGGAGGCATTGAAATATGCCAGACATAAGCAGGAGTACATATACCAGCGTGAGCACAGACAGGTTGTGTTACAGCATTGGTATCTTGTGAAGCTCACAGAGGAATATGTGAGAAGCCTTGCTTTTTCAAAATTCACTATGGATTTATGCAGAACATTGCAGGATATGGAAAAAGAGCACCCGATCATAAATCAGAGTGCCCCTACGAATAACCATATTGTAGCAGTTCCTGCTTTATAAATCAAGCAAATATTACACAATATGGAGGTTTTATCTATGAACAATTCAAATGCTTTGGCTGAAATTCAGTCCAAATATCCAAACTGCAACCTGCTGTTACCGGCAGCTACATCAGTGCAGATCAACCCATTTTATAAGTGCTCCGTTATGGAAGTGGTGGCGGACACAGCACCGAACTCAGGAGATATCTTTTCTGTAGGAAAGGTAAAGACTGGAGAGGATGGAAAAGGAAAAGCCATATACGAGGATGTTTTCTCACCTGCAAAGCCGCTTCTTATGAAGCTGGCAACTGCGGCAGGAATCCAGTTTCATCCCGAGTACACAACAGTTACAAGAGAAAATACAAATACTTATGTTGGCAAGGCATACGGAGCAGTAAGACTTCCGGACGGAAGCTACAAGACACACATGGAGACAAAGCGTATTTGTCTTGACGATGAAGAATCTAAGTACCGCCTTGAATTTATGGACAAGTCAATTATGGGAATCCATGATTGGAGAGCTGCCAAGGCTGCCTCTGAAATGTTTAAAGGGGAGTGGAAAGACGATCCAGAGAAGATAAATCAGTGGGGCAAGCCCGAGAAATATTATGTCATTGCTGACAGCGACAGAGAGAAGTATATCGAGAGGTCAATTTTGGTGAATATGACACTTCTCAGAAAGACTGCTTCTGAAAAAGCACAGACAGGAGCAATCCTCAGAGTTATCAGAGCATTGCTTGGTATTAAGGGGACATACTCAAAGGCAGAATTGGAGAAGCCGTTTGTTGTTCCTACAGTAACATTTGCACCAGATTACACGGATCCTACAGTGAGAAGTGCAATGCTCCAGCAGGGGATGAATTCCATGGGGAATATGTTTGGTGCCTCATCCACACCACCTGCAATCTCCACTGCATTTTCTGGCGAAGCATTTTCGTCAGACTTTAATCCGGAGGATGAAATTGACAATCCTGCATTTGCTTCCGAACAGGCTGAGGATAGTGATGGGGCTGTGGAAGAACAGGAAAGAAACTGGTTCGATCAGGAACGGCCGGCACAGGAACAGCCACAGCCGACAACAAATGGAAACGAGACAACTGGATATTTCTGTGATGGATGTGGAGCAGAAATCAACGAAAGGGTATATGAGTATTCGCTCAATAAATTTGGAAGACCGCTGTGCATGAAGTGTCAGAAAGGAGCTGGTAAGTAATGAAACTGATTAAGATTTCAACGGACCTTGAACTGACTGTGCATGATTTTCCGACAGGAACACATTCAGAACAGAACGATTACCTTAGAGGACTGATTGGAAATGACTGCGAGCTGTATGAGCATGTTATGCCAGAGCGATTATATACAGACTTGAAGATGAAAGACCGACCAACAAAGATACCGGGACAGTGCGTGAGCATGCTGATTGATGAGGAGGGGCGATTAAAGCCAAACACACCAAACCTCATTGGAAGCTATCTTTATAAAACAGACGAGCATAATCAGCCAATTGTGGGAAATGTGCTCTTTGTTGGCGAAGAATGGAGCGGTGATGGTATCGACTTCTGTGGATTGGAGGAGGAGACATTTAAGCTTCTGGAACTCGAATTACACAATATGATTATGGCTATGAAAGCCACTATGGAGGTGTTGAAATGAAGATATTACATACAGCTGACTGGCATCTTGGAACATTCCGAAGCCCAGTCAAGGACGGAGTAAATCTCCGAACAGAGGACACGAAAAGATGTCTGGATGAACTGATCAGAGTGGCAAATGAGGAAAAACCGGATTACTCGCTTGTATCTGGTGACATATTCCATGTTGGCCGCCTGTGGTCCGACAGGTGCTGCGAGGAAATTATCACTGCAATTCATTATATCAGAGAGCTTGCGGCAGTATCAAAGCAGGTCGTTGTTATGAGAGGCACTCCAAACCATGACGGATCAGGACAGTTCAATGTCCTATCTGAAATGTTTGCAGATGTTCCGAATGTTCATGTGGTGATTACCCCACAGGTAATTTCATTTGATGATGTTGATATTGCGGTGCTCCCGGGATTTGACAGGGGAGTGTTCAGAGCTAATCATCCGGGATTGTCAAGTGATGAAGAAAATGTGGTGTTTACCAATGAATTATCAAATATTGTAACAGGGCTGAAAGCACAATGCTCTCCAGAAAAGAAAAGTATTCTGATGGCACATTATACGGTACCAGGATGCAATACCGAGAGCGGACAGACAATGATGCTCACACAGTTTGAGCCAATCATTCCGCAGGAGGCTTTATTGGCGGCCAATTACAATCTGGTTGCTTTAGGACATATTCACAGACCACAGAAGATAATGCACAGAGACTGGTATTATTCCGGTGCGATAAATGCCATGAACTTTAATGATGAGGGACAGCAGAGGGGCTTTTGGATTCACAACTGGCACGAGCTGGGAACGTGGCAGAGTATTTTCCATGAAACACCTATCAGAGAGTTTGCAACCATTGAACTCAATGATGATGATGTGACACAGATAAATATGCAGGCTATGGATTTTGTTGCTACTGAGAAGTGGAGAGGACAGATCGATGGAAAGATTGTCCGTGTTCATTATAGCTGCACCGCAGAAAACAGCAAGGCTCTGAATAAGGCAACTTTGGAAAGAGAGCTTCTGGAAGACGGAGCATTTATGGTGTGGGAAATTCTTCCGGACAAAATAGATGAATTCGCCAACAGAACACAGCTTGAAAATGCCACGGATCCAGAAGCGAACCTTATTAAGTATCTTGAGGAAAAGCAGGTACCGCAGGAAAGAATACAGGAACTTGTATTAAAGGCAAGACCGATTATTGCTGAAGCTGAGGCAAACATGACAGCGACAGCAAATAGCGGAACATTTGAACCTGTAGAAATTGCTGTTAAGAATTATCGTAACTACGAAGAGGAAACATTTAATTTCGAGGATATCACTTTCTGCACAATCAACGGTCAGAATGGAGCAGGAAAGAGCAGCTTGTTTATGGATGCGATTATCGACTGCCTTTATGAAGAACCGAGAGAGGGTGTAATCAAGGATGATACAGGAAAGGCACCATGGCTTAGAAATGATGAAAGTGTCCGTTCTGGTTCGATTATGTTTACATTCCGTATCGGAGAGAAAAAGTATCGTGTTACACGAACCAGAGCCCGTTCCGGAAAAGGAACTTTGAATATCTCCCAGCTTGTTGAGAATGAATGGAAAGATTGTTCCAAAGAACGATACAACGATACCCAGCAGGAAATATTGAACATCCTCGGAATGGACAGCTTTACATTCAAGTCATGTGCTCTGATTATGCAGGATCAGTACGGATTATTTCTACAGGCGAAACCAGAGGAAAGAGTTGAAGTCCTTGGAACACTTCTTGGACTTGGAGTGTATCAGCTAATGGAGAGAATCGCTTCTGACAAGGCGAAAGTGAATGGGGCTAAGAACAGGGATTTGAAGCAGGAAATCACAATTCATAATGTTACAATTGCAGAATTTGGCAAGCCGGACGAAGAACTGGAAGCATGCAAGACGGAATTGACAGAGCAGGAAGCCAGACTGCAGGCAAAGATTAATGAGAGAGACCAGAAGAAACTTATCCTGTCGAATCAGCAGGAAGCCGCAGAAAGGCGAAAGAAAGCTCTTGCAGCTGTTACAACCTTACAGGCAAAAAAGACCATTGCAGAGCAGAACAGAGCTACACAGCAGGCGATAGCAGACAGTAGTTCGGCAACTCTCGCCCAGAAGCCTGAAATAGAGGAAAAGATTGCTGAAAGAAATGATTTGTTGAAGCGGGAACTGGAACTTGCAGGACAGTCAGCACTCTATACCACAAAGAAACAGGAGGCTGAAAATCTTGCAAAGCAGGCTGAAAGTGAACAGAAGAACATTCTGGAGTTGCAGGCTGCTTTACAGAAGAAACAGGATGAAAAGAATGCAATGATACTGGATTCGGTCAATGATGGTGAGGTCAGGCAGAAAGCCGAAACATACACCAAAAAGAAAGCAGAGTTAGAGGATATGCAGGAAAAAGCTGTTGCATACCAGAAAGCAAAAACCGAATACTCTGCGGCAGTTTTCCATGAAAGCGAGACAAGGTCAAGCTTTGACAGGGAGAAGCAGAAAGCGGACGAGCAGAAACAGGTTCTTGAAAAGAAAGTTGCAATTTTGAACGAATCAGGATGTGTGGATATCGAGAAAGCACACTGTAAATTCTTGCAGGATGCCATTGAAGCAAAGGAACAGCTGGCAGTACATGAGGCATTGTATGTAGACATTGCCGCTCGTAGAGATTGCGAACTTGAAAAGAGCAGACAGGCAATAGCGGACAAACAGGCTGAAATGGATGCGATAGGATATGATGCGGCTGCTTTAACAGTCCTGCAAAACGAATGTGCAACATTGCTTCCGTATGTGGCACAGCTCGAAAAAATCAACCAGAGGGAAAACAATCTCGCTTTGATTAAGGCGGCTTTGGAACATTTAAAGTCAAATATATCAGAAGCAGAAAACAGGCTTGCTGAGGTCAAATTAAAGGGCACACAGGCAGAAACAGAGCGTGATATATATGCCAAAGCGTTTGAAGAACATGTGCATGTGCTTAGTGCCATTACTGCTCTTGATCCGTGGGTAGAAAAGGAAAAAATGCTCCCAGTAGCAGAGGAAAGAAATGCAACAGCATTGAACAGGGTTCTGGAGTTGACAGCAGAAATTACCGGTATCGATGATGAAATCTCAGAGAGACAGGCAGAGGCTGATAAAGAGATACTTGCTATTGCGGGAATGGAAGAGGCTCAGGCGATTGTAAACGGACTGGATACAGAAGTGAATGCCATTAACAGCATGGTAAAGGAAAAACAGATGCGAATTGGAGCTTTACAGCAGAAATCGGAACAGATTGCAAAGTTGAAGCAGGATATTGCAGCTTTACAGGACAAGCAGGTGGAATATGCCAAGGAGACAGCTGATTACGATACATTGAAAGTCGCATTTAGCCAGAGCGGTGTGCCACATCAGATTATCCGTTCTATTATTCCACAGCTGACAGCTACAGCAAATACCATTCTTGGACAGATGACTGGCGGAAAAATGGGAGTGGAGTTCAGACTGGAGAGACTTCAGAAAAATGGAAAGGAAAAGGTATCTTTGGATATTTACATCGAGGAATATGGTAAGTCGGTGCTTCCATACCTTTCAAAATCCGGTGGAGAGAAAGTCAAGTCTTCATTATCGGTAATTCTTGCATTGGCAGAGATTAAATCATCTTCGGCAGGAATCCAGCTCGGAATGCTCTTTATTGATGAGCCTCCATTCTTGGATGGGGACGGAATACAGGCATATTGCGATGCATTGGAGACAATACAGAGCAGATACAGCAACATTAAAATAATGGCTATCACTCATGATCCGACAATGAAAGCCAGATTCCCTCAGAATTTGGATGTAGTCAAAACGGAAAATGGTAGCAAGGTAATTTATTAAGTCAGGAGCTGGAGGGGGCACTCTCCAGCATCCGAAAGGAGGATGATCGAATGCCAAACAGGATAATCAAGGAGAGCATCTGCAGGAGCGAAGAAATAGATTCTTTATCTTGGTTCGAGGAAGTTCTGTTTTATAGATTGATTGTAACCTGTGACGACTTCGGCAGATACGACGGAAGAGCAAAGATAATCAAGGGAAGCTGCTTTCCTCTGAAAGATATTACGGAAAAAGATATAGATAAGGCGCTTGGTAGGTTGTCGGCGGTGGGCTTGGTCAGAGTGTATGAGGCACAGGGAAGACCGTACCTGCAATTGGTAACTTGGGCGGATCATCAGAGAATTCGTAATCAAAAGAGTAAGTATCCCGGATTTTCAGAGGATTGTGAATTGCTGACATTTGACAGCAAAGGACAGCAGATAAAAACATCAGACAACAAATGTGTCCGTAATCCAATCCAATCCGAATCCAAATCCGAATCGGAAACCAATACAAATATATGCTCCGAGCAGACAGTAGCTGCGGAGCCGCCAGTAATAGGTATCATGATGAATACTGGTGAAGAATACCCGATTACACAGAGTTATGTTCTTGAACTCGCGGAATTATATCCCGCTGTTGACATTATGCAGGAACTAAGGGCAATGAAAGGCTGGTGTGATGCTAATCCAAGAAAACGGAAAACAGCAGGAGGAATGAAACGATTTATCAACGCTTGGATTTCAAAGGTTCAGAACAGAGGTGGAACACCTGGTTATACGCAATCTTACAATCAGACAGCCGGCGGCTCAAAGGTAGAGCAGTTTGCACAAGGAGCAAGGGAGTGGGCGAATGAATAAACAGCAATTTGCGACATTGGCAATCGGAATTAAATCCGCATATCCAGCTTCAAAAATACTCGAAGATAAAGCCTCAATGGATTTTTGGTATATGACACTTAAAGATATTCCGTATGAGATTGCCGAAAATGCTGTCATGGAGCATATTTGCACCAATATTTATCCACCCAACATAGCTGAAATCAGAAAGCTATGCATGGAAAGATGTAAAACACCAATTCTGAGTTTTGACGAAGCATGGGGAGTTGTCCAAAAAGCAATGTCCGATTATGGGTGGTATCATCCGCAGGAGGCATTTGCAACCATGGATGAGCTCACATTGGCTGTAGTTAAAAATCTTGGGTGGAGCAGGCTGTGCCAGAGCGAAAATCCAACTGCAGAAAGGGCAAACTTCCGTGAGGCTTATGAGAAAAAAGCCGCTGAAGCACAAAATACAAATGCACTTCCGGATTTCGTCGCTAAAAACAAAGTGCTGTTGCAAAAGCAGTATGTACCGGCGATTGAGAAGAAAGAGCCTGTAAGGATAGAACAGGAGAAAGAACCAGAACCGAAACCGCTCACAGAGGAACAGCGAGAAGAAAGGGCTCGCAAATTTGAAGAAATAAGGAGGAAGATTTTAGGTGGTGAAGCAGAGTGAAGCAATACAGGGAACTGAAAAAGAATTCTTAAATGAATTTCATAAACTCTGCTATTCACGAAGCTCTTGGCAGGTTTGGGCGGATTTGATGACAGCTATAGCGTGCTCAATAAGTAATGTGGCAGACAGAAGCCCGGAGCATTATGAGAGCAGAGAAAAAGAATATGCACAATGCATAGAGAGACTTGGTTCTGTAGAGATTCCTGCAAAAATGCTTGCAATCATTGTTGAAGCCCTGGAAAGAAATCCGGAACAGGATTTCCTTGGAGAAATGTATATGCAGCTAAATCTTGGAAATCACTGGAAAGGGCAGTTTTTTACACCCTACTGTGTGTGCAAGATGATGTCTGAGATAACCTGTGAGGATGTTGACAGCCATATAGAAAAGCAAGGCTACTTATCCATTTGTGATCCGGCTTGTGGAGCAGGAGCAACATTGATAGCTGCCGCAAATACCATGAAAAAGTGTAAACATAATTTTCAAAATCATGTGGTTTTTGTTGCACAGGACATAGACAGAATAACCGGGATGATGTGTTACATACAGCTTTCACTTTTGGGGTGTGCAGGATATGTGTGTATAGCAAATACGATTACAAATCCTTTGACGGGGCATGTACTGTTCCCTAATGAAAAAGAGGGACAGGAACTCTGGTATATGCCAATGTTTCAAAATCAAATATGGACATGGAGAAGATTGTTCCAGTCAATGGGCGGTCTTGGTGGAACTGCAACCACCGAAAAAACAGTGGAAAAAGAGCACTTTTATATGTTTTTCGATTTCGATAAAAAGGAGGAAGCCTATGGAAACAGGTAGAAATGTAATGCACTACGCATTAGGAGATAATCAAGATTACGAACACGAATGGAGCAAAGCTGTTCTTGAGTATCTGGAAAACGGATATTCTTCGGAGGATGGCAAGAGCGAAGTTGAGGTAGGGAATACTACCTACAAGATATTAAAGAGAGAGAAAGTAACCGCATTCTATGTGGCATATTTGAGTATAAGAATGACGATGGAAGCACACGGAGGGAACTCCGATTGCCTGAGAATGTCTTTGACAAGAAATCGTTGGAGAGTTACAAGGGCAAACCAATCATCATTACACATGATGCTGGAGAAGTGGATAAGGAGAATGTCCGCAGAGAGCAGATAGGTACAATTATGAGTGAAGGATACAGGGATGGAGATAGCGTTCGCTGTGAGATTATTATTCATGATACAAATGCTTTGAAAAGTTGCGGATTGAAAGAGTTATCCCTTGGATACAGCCTTGATACTGATGATACTCCGGGAGTATATCACGGAGAGAAATACGATTGTATTCAGAAAAATATCGAAATCAATCATCTTGCACTTGTCGGAGAAGCAAGAGCGGGAGAAACTGCTCGCTTGAATATCGATGGCAAGGATGATGATACACAAATCTTAAAAGGAGGCAAAGTAATTATGTACAAACCTAATTCAAAAGGCCGCAGAGCTGATGAGGGCGAAGAGCTTACACCAGAAGAGATGGAAGCTGCTATTGCTTTATTCAAGGCTCAGAAAGCCGCAAATCAGGCAACTGGTGAGGGAGTTGATGGAGAAGATCCAGAGGAAACACCAGCAGCTAATCCGGAGGAAAATGGAGAACCGGAAAAGACACCCGTTGAAAAGGTTAAGGAGAATATTGACCGCAGAGATGCTGAGGGTGATGGTATGATATTATTGCAGAGCAGAAAGCAGACCTTGATACTCTCTTACAGGAGATTGACAAGATGCAGGCTCAGAGCGATATGAATGGTGATGAAGGAGAAGATGCTGGAGAGAAAGAAGAAACTGCTCCTACAGACGAAAACACAGATTCGGATGACGAGGGAGCGGGTGCAGAATGCGATCCGGAGAAACAGAAAGGAGTAAACATGGATTCTGTGGATAAAATTATTCAGGACCGCCTTGATGTGTGCCGAATGGCTGACCGATTAAACCTTGATGGAGTTGAAGGGCTTTCGGTAAGAGAAGGAAGAAAACGCATTATCAAGGCAGTTAATCCGAAGATGAATCTTGATGGAAAGAGTGACAGCTATATCAATGCAGCTTATGACATTGCAAAGCAGTCATTCCATGAGAGAAAGAGCACTAATGATCAGAGAGAGAGAATTGCAGCTGATAAGGTCCGCAAGGATGCAAAAGAGGTTAGTAATTCAACATCTGCTCGTAAGAAAATGATTGCGAATATGACAGGAGGTAGAAAGTAATGAGCACAGCAGTACAGACAAGTTATGGCTTTGGCTTTCCTAAAGGAGTGGCCGGCGGGCTGTTTGATTTATCAGCCCATGATGTTACAACAAGACAGGCGGAAGGTGATGGTGTTGCCTTTGGTCTTGGTGTTGTCGTTGGAACAAATAAAGGCACTGACGTAAAACTTCCGGCAACAGGTGCAACATCTGATGATTTTGAGGGTGTTGTAGTACACAATTCTGTTATGGTGGAAAAGGATATGGATAACAATGTTTCCATCAACAGCAAGCGTACAGTAGGCTGCCTTCATTTTGGAAGAATTTGGGTGCAGACTGGAGCAGCAGCTAAACCTGCATACAAGGAGAAGGTTTACTTAATTACGGATGGTGATGAGGCAGGAAAGTTCACAACATCTGCAGATTCAGCAACCAAGGTGGAAGTAAATGCTATTTTCCTTGGAGAAACTGATAATGGCATTGCAAACGCAGAGTTCAGACCGGGTGCGGTTGTGAAAGCTGCGGAGAAATAAGAAGGAGGTATTCACGAATGAAAGATTTTAACATGGATGATTACAGTGCATTAAAGGGTTCTCCCCTTGTTAAGGGGCTTGCGGGAAGTGAGCAGCTTCGTTTTGATAGCGTTGAATCTGCAACTGTATTCTTTGCCAGAGAACTTGACCAGGTAAAGACAAAGACTTATGACAAGCAGTATCCGGAGCTCTCTGCATTGTCTTGCTTCCCTATCACTTCTGAGGTTAATGAGGGAGCAGAGACCACAACATATTACAGCTATGATATTACCGGTATGGCGGCAATCATTAACAATTATGCCACAGACCTTCCTAGAGTTGATGTACAGGGCGAATCCCACACTGCTTCTATTAAGTCTGTCGGTGACAGCTATGGTTACAATGTACAGGAAATGAGAGCTTCCAGAATGGCAGGAAAGTCTCTTGATGCCAGAAAAGGTGCAGCTGCAAGAAGAGCGTCAGATTATATGGTTAATAAGATTGCTTTTGCAGGCGATAAGAAACATAACCTCGTCGGCATTTTCTCTGATGGTACCGACATTCCTCTGTACACTTTGTCTGAGGTTGAAGTTGATGGAAAGAAGTACACAGACTGGGCACATAAGACTGCTGATCAGATTCTTGAGGATATCAATGGCATGCAGAAGTTTGTTGACAAGATTACAATGTCTATCGAAAAGCCTGATACATTAGCTCTTCCGTCGTACATTTACATGGATCTTTCAACAAGAAGAATTCCAGATACGGAGACTACTGTACTCAGCTTTATCAAAGACCATGCACCATACTTAAAGAACTTCGAGAGCATGGCAGAGCTACAGGATTCCGCTACTGATATCAATCCTACAGGAAAGAATGTTGACAGTAAGGAAGTATTTGATGAGATTGCAGGCACTATGGGAGTATCGGTTATATACTCAAAGAACGATGGGTTCGGATAA